ATTCTAAAATATGTAAAGCCATCTTCTGTGTATGGTAGTTTATTAAATATATCGTCTTTAGTTCTTGCTGATTGTCTATTGGTTGTCCAGTCTTGCAAGAGTCCTGTTAGTTCATTAATTGGATCTAAAGATTCTAATGGTTCTACTTCTTGTAAGTTTCCCATCATAGGTTTTAAAAAATGTTGTTTCCAATCTTTTGGTTTTGGTACAGGTACAATTTTATTTGCTTGATCTAAACATGCTAATGCAAACATACCTGGGTTATAAAGTTGTTCTGATTTTAATTCTATTCTAGTTTTGTCTACATTTAAAAACCATTGCGGAGGATTAGAAGTATACTTTGTTAAACTTCCAAGAACTGGCATTTCTTCCTCACCGAATCCTACACCAAATCTTTTTGTTCTACATAAACCTGATTGACACACAGAATTAATAGGTGCATCCTTACATCTATACTTGTCATAACCTTTTCTGTTAACTGATTTAATTAGTTGCTGCACTTCACTATTACTCAAAGGTGGGTCCATATACTTTAAGTTTGCTTCTACTATTTTATCTTCCCAACTATCTGGTTGAGATTGTTTGTAGTACACAGCAATATTAAACAAAGCATTATTTCTGGACCCTTGTCCAAATCCTGTTGCAGCTAATTTATTTAGACACGGCGGTCCCAAGGGGAAAGCCTCTTCTCTTTTCTGTTCTGCAACTCGAATTCCTTCAACATCTCCTCTGGTGCAACTATACTTATCATACGCAGAATAAAACTGCTCAAGTTCAAGAGCATTACCGTTATCATCAATCGCATATCTTAATCCTTTCGTGTTATTGTAGTAGGGTAAATTTAAAAAGTTACCTGTGTCCCCACGTTCCACAAGTATCTCTGTTTGTTTTGGAAATATTTCTGATCCTTCATACCCAAGTATGATGGACATTTCTTTTAGTTT